GCCTACAAGGATATCAAAATTGATTGGGAGAAGCTTACGGAATTTGAGAAGGAAGACAACACGTCTGGTTCGCGAGAGTTGGCATGTACTGCAGGAGTATGTGAAGTGGTTGACTTAAACGCAGGATGATTATAGACTATACACCAAACTGGTGGGAAGTTGGTATGATTACAGCTATCAGCGTCAACACCGTCATTAACTTAATAGTATTTTTTAGACACAGATTTAGAGGTAAAGATGAAAATAAACGGACAAGAGTATGACCAAGACTCCCTTACTGAAGAGCAGAAATATTTTGCTACACAGGTAAGGCTTTTGCAGGATGATGAGAATAAATTAAATTTAAAAATAGCTCAGGTACGAGTAGCCAAAGAGGTGTTTATTGCTAAACTAATAAAATCTACGGAGGATACAGAAGTTGAACCTACAGCCGAAAATACAGGATAGAAAGAAGTTTGACCTAGATTTATCTTACGGTAAAGTTCGTGAACAGCGAGTTGCCGACATGTTGCAAGACAAGAAGATAGAAGTTAAGTCAGAACGAAACATGTGGGCTAGAACAGGTAACATTGCTATAGAGTATGAATGCTATGGCAAACCCTCTGGTATATCGTCTACAGAATCAGACTACTGGTTTCACAACCTGTGCGTAGGAGATGATACGTTTGCAACACTCGTCTTTGATGTGCCGTCCCTCAAACGTATCATAGACAACCTAGACGAAAAACGCACCGTGTCAGGCGGGGACAACGGTGCGTCTAGAATGTATCTTGTTAATCTGCAGAAGTTGTTTTCTTCAGATGTTATAAAGGCTTATAAGAATGCCAAAGAAACCTAGAGCAGACTTGTTTAGTCTTACCTGCAAACTTAATACTGACGGGAACGTGGAGTTAGAGTATAACTCTGTGAACCCCGACGATTTTGCTAGGGAGATGGAGAATAAGTTTCCCCAGTACGAAGGTACATTTAAGGTATCGTCGCTCATACGCTATCTAAGACAAACTGGAGATGAAGTTATGAATAACTCAGGAAGGTACGTGTAATGTTCACCACGTACGTAGTAGCATGTGCCTTGATGGTCGGGCAAGATATGAGATGTACAGAGTTTGAAGACTCATACGGTCCTTACTATACAGAAGAAGAGTGCATAATCCGCGCACAAAAAATGAGGGAAGACCTGATTATACACCTAGTAGAACCGTCAGGTATTCCCCATTCATTTCAGTACAAGTGTGTTGAGACAGATAGAAGTATCTAAGACTTCTTCTTCTTCATCATGCCACCATACATCATACCAGACATACCGCCTGCCATACCCTTCTGCTCACGAGGGGCCATAGGGTTAGCTGACATTGACATACCTCCCATCTGCATGGGTTTGCGAACCATAGAACCGTAAGCGTAGGTTTTCATCATGTTACCGCCCTTGCCCATCTTCTTCATTTCGCCACCGTGACCCATCTTAGTCATGGGTTTCATCATTCCACCGCCTGCCATCTTCTTCTCCTTTTTCATGTTTTTTTCTATGGCAGTCTGCCTAGCGTTCTCATAGTCAGACATTCTGCCGTCCTTATTTAGGTCGCCCTTACTCATTTTTTACTCCAATCCTGCTCTCGCAGCTCTTGCTAATGCGTCTTGTTCTCTCTCTCTAGATGAAACAGTCTGCTCTTGTATTGTACCAGAACCTAAGAATGTTTCTAGTGCTGGTATCTCCCCTTCATTTCTTAGTACTCCTTCACCACCAAATAGCAGATGAAATTGTATGCGTTGTGCTAGTGTTTTTATTTCCTTAGGTGATTTAATTGTTGGGGTTTGTAAGATATTGCCCAATGCTCCTGCCGCACTCTTATCTCTCAGAATCATCTCAACTGCACTTGAACCATTAGCAACAAGCAGTCGAACTCCAACTTCTGCAGTTATGTATTCAAGACTAACAAGACCCCTTGCATAATTGAATGCCCTAGATATAATACTTTCTACGGACATGCCTCTAGTCTCAGGTATCTTTCTAAAGTTCATACCGTCACCCTTTGCTGTAACTGCCCAATCAGCAAATAGTTTAACACTCTTGGCGTGTTCCTTACCTAGGATGGCTTCCATAACAGCGTAGTTTCCCGGACTCTCTGTGTACTGTATCAAGGTATCAATGTCAGCTACAGTTTGTTTTGCGTCAGTTAATCCTGCTTGTTTAGTAATACGAGTGTCTGATTTAGAAAGAATACCCTTCATATATAAAGTTCTGAGAGCGATATCTACTTCATCATCATTCATACCTCCAGCTTTAAATCTCTTCTTAAGAGTTGATATGCTTTTAGGGGTAGCTACCTCAAAAAAGCTATCGAAAAATAAATCGGGTCTTCCCGCATCTATTTCCAATGCGGTTACTTTACCCAACACATCAGTCTCTTCTTCTAGTGCTTTGTTTGCGGCAATACGTAGTGGACTCTCCGTGTTATTAACATTTTTTTGTATAGCATTGTAACTATCTGCCCATTCTTTTTTATCTGCTAACAACTTGTCTATGTTCCTAAACTCATCTCCATAGTCTGTAAGGTTGTGTCTTCTATAAGTAACAGCATCCCCTACATTTTCTACTACGGGAATTGAAAGAGTTGACTCTAATTCTAGGAGCGTGTTGGCTTTCTCAAAATCCATTTCCCCGCCTAACTTTCTCATTTTTTCTTCAGCGTCTTGCATCTGTTTAATTCTAGATTTTTCACCAGCCGTTAAATTTTCAGGTAAATCAGGGGTAGGCGTTCTAGACTTACCAATGGATTTATATAAGAACACTTCTGATTCATGTTTTAGAATAGTCCCCAAAATTTCTTGTAAAGATGTAGCAACTTGTTGGTCTACTTCATCAGAAAGCTCTATGGCATACACTGCTTGATTGTTGTTAGGGTTTTGTTGTCTACCCGAAAACTGTAGTAGCACACCCATATCTTCTTGTATTTGTAACATTGCAATGTCTTTTTCTTCAGGGGTCTTTGCTTCAAGAGCTTTTCTGATGTTAGCTCGTATGCTTTTAAAAGGATAGACAGCACTATTAGCATCTCTTTTCGTAATAGCCACTCCTTTTGAAACATCAGCCTCATCTAAACCCTCTGATAGTGCCTTCTCTTCTGGAAATATTATTGTTTCTCTTACGGTGTTTCCCTTGACAATACCCCCATAAGTCCCCGGAGCAAATGATTCCCCCTCTGTCTGTTGATATACTTTTCTAGCTGCAAACATTCTTTTACTTAGTTCCCCGCTACTATCTGCTGTAGCAACAGCATCATCAACTACGCTCATAAACTCTTGGTCTATAACAGCCTGTGCTTTCTGAACAGGGTTCTGTTGATTGTTTCTGTGTTGTTTAAGACTAAAGTGACGACGTATAGTTTCTGTTTCTTTTATAGTAGCATCAAAAAACTCAAAGGGAGTGTTGGAGTCTTTGTTCATTAGGAAAGCCATGCCTGAAAAATCTGCTGTGTTTTCTATATTTCCTAGTTCTACATTAATATCCATGAGAGCTTTCAAATCATTTTCTGACATTGTTTTTTTCAAACCTCTTTCTGCCATAGCATCAAAGGTTGATTTTACTGTTCTGCCTTCATTCCTAAGGTAAGCATCTTTCTTTAGAAAGAATGTCTCTATAGGGTTATTCTTTAGGTCATCTACTAAACCTACAAGCTTGGTAAATACTCCCCCTACGTCTATCTTTATATTGTTCTCGTTAGCGTAGGTATCTACTTTATTGTAACCTACAGCTTTTTTACTTTCTATTCTAGCAGATACAATATTAAAAAATTGGTCTGCATTCGTTTGTATTGCTTCTATAACTTCTCTCTCTGATAGATTTCTAGAAAAAGTTTGAAGGTTAGCATTTGTGTTTGCAAGCCTACCTAACAGTAATCCTGCTGTTTCATCAATTATTCTTGCTTGTGCTACAGCATCTGAAGGCTCTATATCTAGGGCTATTGTTTTTAATTTAACAAGTTCATCCAACATATCAGGAGTCACTTCTTCCACAGACCCAATGTATATATCTAATAATTTATTAAACTCTTGTTTCTTATAACTAATTTGGTCTTTGTTAGATAAGCTTACACCCTCTAGCATACTTATAGTTTGTTGTAGAGAACTATTAGTATTTAAGTCTACACCCTCTGCCTCAAATTTTCTTTTTAATATGTTTACCTGAATGTCCATGCCATTAATAACTTTTTCTTCTTCAGCCAAAGCCATAAAAGCATCCTGTAATTTTTTTCCACCAGACGCACTGGTTAAATCTCTGCTTGATAGTTTAACATTCTGTGCTTGCAGGGCAATTAGGGGAGCTAAACCAGACGCGTGTGCTATACTAAGATGAAGCGCACTCATGTTTGCTGTAATCTCTTCTTCAGAAAATACAACTGAACCGTCACGTCCTCTGGTATTACGCATAGAGTCTTTTGTTTCTTTCATCATCACACTATAGTTTACTAAACTATTGTACATTCTTTGTTGCATATTTATGGGTTTACCACCTGCACTAAATACTGCACCAGTGTCTGCAGAACGAATAATCCTAGCAAAGTCTTTAACAGCTAATATAGTTTCCTCGCTTACAGGTACTCCCGCAGCCTCTCCTGCTCTTTTTATTGCATTTATATCGCCACCAATTAACATTCCCGGAGTTATAATACTAAATAAATCAGAGTTTTCTAGCATGTTTGCGACTGATTTTACGCTTTCTACCCCGTAGCTAAAGGGGGGGACACGTTTTGCAAGTCCTACTGTTACGTCCTTAGCTGTTCTGGCTGCAGGGGGTGCAACGATAGGTCCTGCTAGAGCTACTAGAAGTGCCGAACTTCCATCGGGTAATCCAATAGCACTCATAACTGGTTCTAAAACATCTGAGTATCCTAGTGCCGCACTTATTATAGTGTCGTCTATAAGTGTTTTCCTAGAGTAAGGATTAATATACTTACCGTTTCCTGCTTTTGATTTATATATTGAAAAACTTTGTTGTTGAAAATTTAATAAGTTCTCTTGGTCTTTTAACTCCCCTTTAATAGTTGAATAGGTAGGGTCTTTTCTTGTTAAACCCTTTAGATTTTCTTGTGTTTCTGCAATGTCTTTCTTCAGAGCATCTATAGTGTCTTCATACTGTTCTATGTTAGATAGATGTTCCTTGACTACCTTACCTCTGATTAATGTACCTTTGCTACCTCCTATAGTACCCAAGCTAACAAACTTTATAGTCTTACGAGCCGCGTCGAATTGTCCAAAACTATTCTCTTTACTGACTTGTTTAAATACTGTGTAGTCATCTACATTGGCATATTTGGTAGGGTTTATTCTCTTAGCCTCAGAAACTGTATCAAACATACTAGTTCCTTTTTTTATGTTTAGAGCCACAGCAAGTTGTGATAAAGGAAGTATGTTAAACGCATACGTAAGTGCTTTTTCTGGACTGCTTAATTGTCGGAAGGATTGGTCTAAAAGCTCTGCAGCAACAGGTTCTATCAAGCTAAAATCGTCCTCCATAACAGGATTACCCTTATCATCTAGCTCATATTCTACACCTGTAGGATTTCCTATATCGTTAAAAGTTTGTTTTACAACAGGTTTCTGATGAGTTTCGCTCCATGCTTTTTCACCTGCCTCCTGTGTAGAATAGCTTTCTATAAATTTTTTCTTGTAGAATTGATTAAAACGTTGAATACCACTCCTAAGAATAACAGTAGCATCAGCCCCTTCGTATAAACTATTACGAAGAAAATCGATAGTTTTTCCTTGGTTATTAGAATATATTCTGTCAAACCTTTGTCCAAACGTGTCATATTCTGTCCCCGGTCTATCTACAAAACCTATTGATTCTAAGATAGCCCCTGTTAAACCTCCTACAGCGTTAACACCTGTTAAGGCTAGTGTCGGTAGAGTTTGAGTAAAATCAGAGGGTAAGTCCCTAAACATACGCGCTGTCTCTACAATAAAATTACCATTTTCAAAATTATCTAGTAAAACTTCTTGCCCTCTCAAGGGAAGTTTTGAATTTTTAAGAACTTTACCAACCTGTATAGTATTTTCTAATATTTGTTCCATTCTTTGTTGTGTTTTAGGAGAGTAAGCCATCGCCTCTAAGGGTAGGCGAACATCGCCTTCACGAGTAGAAAATGGTACAGCTAACTCACCCTCAGGGATTGTCTCAAGTTCTTTAAATTCTTTTATAAAATCAAAGTATAGTTCAGCTTCTTTTTCTCCCGTAGCGTCGCGTTTAATTGTATCTAAAAGAAAAGGGTGCATAGCCTTACCATTTAGGGTAGAAAACCCAGTAGCATCTATTTCTTCCTGTGTGGTTGCGTTTAACAACTGTCTAAAAGCATCATCCCTAGATAGGGTAGGAACTTGTCCTCTCTGTTGAGCAATATCCTTATCTTCTAGAGATTTTAGTATAGTTTTTGCAGTGCTAAGTCTCTGTGACTTACGTTTTTGAATAGGAGATTCTTTAGAAACCGTAGCCTCAGGAACTGTAGCCTCAGGAACTGTAGCCTCAGGAACTGTAGTCTCAGGAACTGTAGTCTCTTCATTGTTATCGTCCAGTATTACAGGAGCTAGTGCCATTATTTTTTCCTATTGTTGATTAGTGCTATTGTCAGGAATGAGGGTGTAAGTGTAATCACCGCCTGTAAACAGACCTCTTTCATATGTATTATCGCCTATCGTAATTCTATTTGAAAGGCTTATTCCTTGAGCCGTTAGCTGTCTTCCTGTGATTGTTTGTGGAACATCTTCAACGGGTTCTGGAGGGTCTTTTGGTTTAGGGGGAAGGTTTGACGAAACGTTACGTAGTGACGTAGATTGAAAGTCAGGATTTTCTTTTCTGTAAGCTGTAATGCCTTGAATGTTCACTAGGCTATCATCAGTAATATCGCGTCTAAGAAGACGCATACTATTCTTGTCCTGATAAAATTCGTAACCCTTCTGTTGAAATGAAGGTATTTTTTCCAAGTATCCTTTTTGTACAAGTGCCGCAAAACTATCGGACGTACTACTTGCACTTTTCTTCTTATTTCTGATGTTTGCACTAGTCCTGTGAATCTTATTTGATTCAGATACAATTCGATTATACCCATCAATCTGTCTAAGTTCTCTAGGACCTACTCTTCTTCCTGCAAACTTAGTAAAATATTCTGTTTCAGCCGAGAGATTAGCCATTTGTGTTCGTCGGGTTCTTAACTTAGACAAGATAACGTTCTGGTTAGCAAATAACCCTTGACCTATTAATTGGTCTAGTTGGATTTTAAAATCCGCATCAGATAGTCGTCCATTGCTATCTTCGGCACGAGCTAAAGCGTATGCGAGTTGAATAACAGATACTTCAACCTCGCCTAACTTCTGTGTTAGTGTTACGTCTATGTTATTATCATTAAAAACTTCCATTGCCGCATCCTGTAAACTGGCAATGGTTGTTATTGTACCATCATCGTTCGGTGTTAAATCGTCGCTACTAAGTCCTCCAAATATAAGGTCTAGCTGGCTTCCCTCTCCTAGTAAGCCAACATTAAGCCTTTGTAGCGCACCTGCCCCACCTACTTTTACATAATCACCCTTGTCTTCTGTGAATCCCATGTTTTCTATTATAATATCAAACAAGCCGACAGCCTTTTTAGAAAATTCATTCTTCTCCCTTACTTTTGCAAGGTCAACGTCCTGCCCTTCAAAAGCTTCTTTTGCAGTCATAGTAATGTCAGGTTCTTCTATTGCAATATCTTCGGACAATCCCCTAATTGCATCATTCCTAGGAATAAACGGCATTAGAATTTCTAATTTTCTAGTTGTGTCGTCACCTGCCTTTTCATTTAAATATTTTATAACCATCTGTCTAGTAGCTTCGTCACCACCACCTGTAAAAATATCTAAAACTTTTCCATTAGTTAACTTGTACAAGGGAATACTATCTCGCTTAAACAAGTCAACGTTTCTATCTCCTTGATTAGAATGCAAACCGTTTACTGCAACATTTTCTATAAAATCCTTCGAGTTCATTCCCATAGCACCAGACATGCTCTGAATTGATGTTGTTTGGTCAGAAGTAAAATTAACTTTTCCTATAACACTATTACCATCGCTTGTTGCGCTTTGAGTAAATACAAAATCTCCAACTTGCCTTTGGGGTGTCATAGTTTCTACTTGACTTGCTTGCGACGATGCTGGTTTATTTACGATAGTCTCAAGGTCTTTTTTAAAGCTTAAAAGCTTGCTAAATTCCGTAAAGTTACGTACAATACCTTCTCCTGAACCTCCTTCTCTAGCCATTTGTATTTTGCTTTTAGTAAATGAAGAAGTTTTTATAGCGTTTAACTGTCCGTCTATAAATTCTAACGTACTTTCTGCTAGCGCACTATTTGCAGTGGCTTGTTGTATAAGAGTATCATAGTTCCTATCATTAAACAGGTACTGATTCAAATTAGCCATTTGATTTTCAGTTCTTTTGTCTATATCTGAATCGTCATCAGCTATAGGAAGTTCCAGCACACTCCCTTGAGCATTGATGGATATAATATTCTCCTGCTCACTCATATTCATACTCATAGATAAAATATCCGCACGTGTAAATTCCATGTCAGCTATAACTATGGCTGGGTCAGGTCCTTGATATGCCTCTCTTATATCTTTATTCGCAAACATCTCTGTCTTCGCTTCTACATTTGCTTCGTACGCTTCTGTGCTATTATCTATAGTTACATATTTTGTAGCTGTATCATAGTACTTATCTATACCCCAATCCTCATCGATGGCGTTACCTAGTACTTCAGCAGGAACTATTCCCGCTTCAGCAAGAGTTTGTAAATATTTAAAGCCAGCCTCTTTATGTTCTTTTTGTTTCACTAATTCATCGAAGTATTTTCTGTCGTCAGCTAGATTTGGAACAATATCTTCAAATTTAGCATTTGAACCTATAAATAGATTATAGGTTTCTGGTCGAACATCACCAGCTATAACCCCATTCGCTAAAGACAGCCCTATTTGATTGCGATTCTCCTCGTCTCTTATTCTTTTGTCTCTGTTGTCTATAGCCCTCTGCCTGCTAACAGCATTAGCCCTTTTAACCATGCCCATAGCAACACCCTGAAGAAAACTCATTTGTCAGTCTCCCTATCTGTATCTAAGAAATTATCTTCTTGAGGTTTCTTGTTAGACCCCTCCCGTATACTTTTGTTGAGAGCTTCTCTAATAAATCCAAACATCTGTGGATTGTTGCTCTTCATAAGGTTCATAAAGGTCTTATCGTCCATAGTACCCTCTTCTAGGACATCCTCATTTTCAAACAGGCGATACGGAATATCCTCCTCCTCAGCCATGTTTGCTAGTATTATCCCAAGAGGTCCTTTGATTAACAAGCCTACGTCGGGACTAAAAGCCCCATCTGCAAACCCCTGATATATAACCCCTTCAACAATTGTCTCTATAGAAACACCAACCAACATCATCTTAAATAATTCTTGTCTACGCTTAGGACCTTCAAACTTATCCACAAGCATATCCAAGACTTGATTAGGGTCTACCATTCGTGGTGGATTACCCCAAGGCCACTTGGTGTTGTCCTCTGTCAGGGAATGCCCTGCAGGTGGTGCGCTAAATGGGTCTACGTTAAATCTTGCCACAGGTATACTCCTCAGACTGTTCTTGTTGTTGTAGCTGTAGTTGACATAGCTTTAGGAGCTAATGTTCTTCCTTTCACAGAAGCACTTCCGGGAGACGCGGCCGCCCTCCTTCTGGCTGTTGGTCGAACTGTATTGTTATCTAAAATGCGTTGTAATTTAACATCCGTGTTTATAGGACGACTAGTTAAACCTTCTACTGCCCGTAGAAACCTAGCATTCTCAAGGGGGGTCATTTGCCCTACGGCCTGAGTTTGTCCCGGCTCATAGTCTAGTGATGCAAACTGCCGACGACCTTGTTGTTGTTGCTCCCCTGTAGCATCCCCAAAGAAACTAGCACCTGCAGATGACATAATCTTCTTACCCAGAGGGTTATCAAGAAAAGAATCAGCTTTCTTTACAACTGCTGTTCCTACATCTACACTCTTCTCAAGCCCTCTTACTAGTGTGCTAGTAACTGCTGTTACAAAATTAAATCCCATAATACTCTATCCATTACTCTTCGTCAGTGTTAAACAAATTAAAAATAAACTCACCAATTGATTGCGCGTATTCTTGTTGGTTTTCCATATCAAATAACTCTTTTGTATTTGCGAACTCAAGAGCCGCTAGACCTATAGCGTGTTCTCTCTGCAGTTGATTTTCGCCTTTCTGAAAATTCCAAGAAGCATTGTCTCTATAGCTTTGCCAAAGAGAATTTAAAGCGGTTTGAGATGCAGTAAACGTGTTCTGAACATCAATACGGTTAGTTTCATTTTGAAGTGCTGTATTCGCAGTATTAACTGCTCTCCTCCAAACAACGTTACTCTGGTCAACTGCAAAACTCATATTAGCATTAAATTTAGCCCGCGAATCTTTTAAGGTCGCATTATATTGCTTCATAGCGTTCGACTCAGACGTGTTATACTGCCTCATAGAAGCCTCTCTGTTCGCATTCGCTGTCTCTGTCTGGACAGTTAGTTCTGCAAAAAACTCTTCTACTTGTAGCTCATTCTTCGCATTAAACTCCTTACGAGCATTATCTTCAGCGGCATCCTTAAACAACCCCGCAGTTAGGGTTTGATACGTTAGGGTGTTAGACTTCTGTTCGTTATCCAATTCTTTTAAGTCTACAGATAGGAACGCTTGTGCGTTCGTAACAGCACCCTGAAGACGAGCATTAAGATTTGCTCTATCCATAGCCGCGTATGTTGCCGCATTTTGAAGAGCAGATGCCTGTTTGTTAGTGAGGTTTTGAAGTTGTATAGCAGAATATTTGTTTGCGTCTGCAGATGCTATTTGCACACCAGACTCCATAAGAGCTTGAGTAATAGCCGCAGAAGCCATGCTAGATGCTCCTAGACCTCTCTGTTGCATGATGGCATTTACCTTGCGAACTTGCGGGGATGCCCACGGTGGCATGGGCTTACCCTCTTCTAGAGAGGACATCAGTTGTCCAAGCTGATATTGAACTGTTCCACGTTCATCTAGCTCTTCGGTTGCGGCAATTGATAGGGACTCCGCTGATACTTGCCCTTGGGGGGCAATCATGTATGCGTCGGGACGGTCTAAGGTAGCAGACTCTAGAGAAACAGTATTTAAGTCTGGACTTACTGACGTTATAGCATCTACTTGTCCTAAATCTGTAGTTGCAACAGGGGTATTTACTATTAGGTTATCCATAGACGCTTGGTCTTCAGTTACTTCAGGAGCGTCAGATAAAGTCGAACCTTCTGTAGTAAGTTTTTCGTTCTCCTGAACCTGTTGTAAAACAGGGTCTAGAGGGGGAACTCCCGTAGATGCCATCCCCGCAACTTGGTCTGTTAGTTCTTTATCAGTATTAATTACGCCATCTTGTGCCATATCTAAGCCTTACTCAATACTCTGTCTAGTTTATCTTCTATTCTGTGACATGCTTCCATAACTCTGTCTACGTCACTACGTAGCTCTATCTTGGTCGCGTAGTCTTCTCTTGTTTTGTTTAATAAAATTTGCAGTCTTTTAACCTCTGTAAACATCTGACGGAATGCCCAGAACACTGGTGCAATTACCATAGTAAGAACAATATTCCAAAATAACATAGGGTCTATTTCCATTTCTACAACTCATCAGGCCAGTTATATATAGGTGCTTTACCTGTAGGCTCACCGTCACTATCTACTGGCTCAGTCCAGAGTGCCATAAACGCAGTAAGGTCTGAAGCATTATCTATTGCTGTTTCTATGTTACCGCTAGCTGTCCTAACAGCCGCACGATAGGTTGCTATAGTAGACGGTATGGCTGTTCCCGCTTCTGCTTTGCGTACTACATACCAATCTGTACGTTCTAGCATTGACCCTGCCGAACTTTTAGTATTGTTCTTCCATACAGACTTTAATCCTAGTGTTACTGACTGATTACCATCTTCATCTAGGATAGCGTTACCATTGTCATCTACATCGTTTATATCTGTTAGGCTTCTAGGTATAAGTGTACCATCTGTTTGCCTGCCAGAATAAAATCTATCATCAAAGGTAGCTTCAGATGCAGGTGGGTCTTCCCATGTGATGCCAATGTTTGCTTTCTCAGTAGTGCTGTATCTCATCCAAACTTGAGGATACTTAGTGCCATCTGTGCCTACAAACCCCCTACCAACTCTAAGTGTAGCACCATTGTATTTCCAAGGCATTATTGTCTCCTATCTTGCATTCGCATATTTTGTTGGCATTTCTGCAAATGCCATATAGATGTATTTACTGCCGTTACCATTGTATGATGTACCAGTAGTTCTTAATTTAAAACCATTTGACAAAAAGTCTAATGCCGTAAACGTAGTTTCAGTGTTATTGTCCAGACTTGGTAATAATCGTGCATTAACAACATTATCAACATCTCTTTTGTTGTCGTGTACGTTCCAGTTATTACCACTCGAGCTTGATTGTTTTATTAAAACAAAAGCTGGTCTAAAACCTGTGTAGATATACTGTCCCTCAGTATTCCCATTTCCAGTGTAAGCACCCATCTTAGAGTAGCCTTCAACGGAGTGGAAGCAGTAGGCGATATAATCTTTACCACTAGCACCTTGATTTGCACCAGAGCCAACTTCAAACACAGTAGAAGTTGACGCAGTTCTTGAAGAGTCGCCCTTATCGGCAGTTGTAAATCTTAGAAAATCAACACTACCATCAATTACTGTTGTAATAAATTCCCAATCGGCGGCATCAGTTCTATTCTTGTGGAGAACTATTTCTGGCGCAGAGGATAAGCCGTGAGCCACAGTTTCAGTTGAACCCGCGCCAGTATAACTTATAATACTAAACCCAGCCTTTGTATTGACCTGACCAGAACTATCAATCGTGCCAACGCTTGTTGCTGAAGCATCGTTGCTGAACGCTGTCCCTGCAAGCCAAGCCCACCCTACATAAGTTTTATTGTTCTCATTTGTTGTGCCACCATCTCCAAGACTAAAACCATTGCTATCAAAACTTGTTACGTTAACTGTATTGGAGGTATCTGCTACAGTTGAATTAGTCTGCATAAACAGACTTGCTCCTCTTACTGTATCCACGACATAATGACTTGATGTGCTGTTTCTCTCTTTTATCCAAACCCAATCTGGCGCAAATTCATAACTAGATATACTTTGACTTGAGCCATTTCCTGTCCATAAGTTTGCTTCAAAATAATCTTCTGGCAAATCATCGTTTAACGGTGTGATGGGCGGTTCTGGTAGATTGGCTGTACACAGAGCCTTAAAGCCAGATGGTACTGCAGTATGAAATGCCCCTATGCCATTTGTATCTGCATTTGTTGCGGCAGTTTCATCATTTGCAAAAGTACTATCCTGACCAAAATTTGCTGAATATCTTATATCTTGACTATTTGAACTATCACCAGCAGCAAACAAGAAGCTATTACTACTAAAAATAGAATTACTTTCGCTATGTATCGAAGTACCGTCCTTAAAATATTCTATAGAACCGTTTTCTAAGTCTAAAGCTATTCCAATTACATTACCTGTTGTATAAGTTACATTGTCATACACTTCTGTACCATCAACAAAAATTTCACCAGTTACACTGACGTATGATGACGATACAGTACCATCGTCAAAAGTGCTTGTTTCACGATAATCTGCTGCATCATCAACTGTTATAACACCAACACGCATGTGTCCACTATCTGCTCTATACCTATATTCAGCGTAGTATTTTTCACCTGTTCCGGGTGACATAGCTAGTGTGCTAAAGGTTGTACCCCTACCACCATTAGTAGTATCCATTTCTAAGTTTCCGTGGCGGGGGTCTAAATAAGCACCCCCTCCTGCACCTCTACCTACTAACGGATTCATAACAGCAAAATTATTTGTGGGGCTATCTGGCATTACATCAAATGCACCTAAATTAGTTGAGGTGTAGTGACTATCGTTACCGCTTGTATCTGCCCCTATTGTGGATGAAGACGCTGTACCCGTTCCAGTTTGTTTAAACTCAAGCCTAAATCCATTTGTTCCAAATGTTAAACCACTTGTATCTTTTGGTATCCAAACGCCTGATTTTGTTTCTCCAAAACTACTGGGAGTTAGTGCAGTGCCATCAATATAATTAACGTCAGCTAAATACCCATCATGCTCTGCTGTGCCAATTGCATTTGCACCTACGCCTATATCAGCAGTTGAGACATTTACAGGTAAGTCTTGGTTTGAGGTAAGACTATTAGTGTTTGTTGAAAAACTTGTTATTTCACTTCCATTTACATATAATTTAATTCTATCCGCTTGTGTTCCTTCTGAAGTATCACCTACAAAAAGTAGATGATACCAACTAGAAGTATCTCTAAAAACTTGACTGGTTATTTTTTGAACTTTTGTCGAGTTACTTATTTCACAAAATAATTCAATTTTATTATCTGAATTAAAACGTATATCAATACGATTATCGTTGTCTATTCTACTTTCCCAAATAATTTGACTAGAACCACTCAAGTCTCCACGTTTAACCCAAGCACTAAAATTAAAAATATCTCTATTTCCGTTACTTGAAGCTCTTGTTAGAACAGGAGAACTTTCGTCATCAAACCGCAAAGAGTTTTCTATCTCAAAACCATAGAACCCCGTGCTTACTTCGCCTGCACCATTTGCTTTTATAATACTCATATTATACCTTATGATAGGGCGGCTGATGCCGATACTAGAATTGTGTCATTACCACTATCTGCACTACAATAGTAGGCAAGGTGATACGTACCTGCTGTTGTTAGGGCTGTTAGTATTGTTGCATTTATTGCTACAGAAGCGTGTGCCGAAACAGTGTGACCCCCTGAGTTAACAAGCATTACGTTACCTGATTGCCCAGCGGTAGGATTAGTAAATGTTAGGGTGAAGTTACCAGTAGGTGTGCATTTAAAATCATTACCTACAGCTAAATCAAAACTACCATCGTTATCTGCCGTTACATGACCAGATGCTCTACCTGCCACAGTAATATCGTCCCCTACTGCTACATCACCAGTAACAGTCGCACTATCAACGTATGCATCCTTCCAACGTACGCTATTACTGCCCAAGTCCACATCACTGTCAGATTGAGGCCCAAAAATATTATCTCCAAGATAAACCTGCTCTACGTTTGCCGCATAAAAGTGTATCTCATCTGCTGTCTCAAAATCAATTTTAGTTTGGTCATCTTCACCAATTTTAATATCAGCGGCAAGGAGTGATGTTATAGTAGTTTGTGCCGCGTTTATAGCTACGTCTATTGTATTGTCTGCATCCTGATAAGTAACGGTAATACCCGTTTCTGTGTTGCTAGAGAACATCGCACCAGTTGTATCAGCAATAACTTCAGCTAATGTAGTGCCGTTGACTGTAATAGCATCAGCTTCTAACGTGCCATCTATATCAGCATCACCAGATATATCTAAAGAACCTGCGTCTAACTCACCACTAAGTGTAAAGTTCCTAACCCCTGTATAGTCTTTATTAGAATCAAGTATCATAGCCTTAGATGCTATAGCAGTTCCAACTGCTGTTGAACCTAAGTCAAGAGCGTTAAGCTCTCCGACCACAGCAGTAATACCATCAAGGACATTTAGTTCTGCTGTTGTGCTAGTAACGCCATCTAAAATATTTAACTCTGCTGCTGTGGATGTTACACCATCTAATATATTAAGTTCTGCTGCTGTAGATGTTACACCGTCTAAGATATTTAGTTCTGCTGTTGTGCTAGTAACGCCATCTAAGATATTCAGTTCTGCGGCTGTTGAAGTGACTGCAGTGCCGTTTATTGAAAGCGCATCAGTTTCTAAAGTGCCGTCAATATCGGCATTTCCAGAAATATCTAATGAGCCTGCATCAAGTTCACCGCTTAGTGTAAAGTTCCTGACCCCTGTGTAGTCTTTATTAGAATCAAGTATCATTGCCTTAGAAGCTATGGCTGTGCCAACTGCTGTTGAACCTAAATCAAGAGCGTTGAGTTCGCCTACTACAGCCGTAATACCGTCGAGGGCATTGAGTTCTGCCGCAGTTGACGTAATAGTTGTACCACCAATACTAATAGCATCTGCTTCTAACGTACCGTCAAAATCCCCGTCTACAGCATCTATGTTACCCTTGAATATGGTAGCAGTAACTGTACCTGTGCTTGGGTTGTAGGCAAAGTTGCCATCCATTTCTAAGCCAACATTGCCTGTGCTAGAAGTTGCACCCTCTACAAAAGTAATTAAGTTTTCTTCGTTTGTATTTTCATTATCGGTTACTAAGACGTGAGCAGAGTTTGTAGCGTTAGTAACTGTTACACCTGCGATAACCGTGTTAAGAGCAGTACCATTAACAGTAATAGCATCGGCTTCAAGTGTACCATCTATATCAGCGTTGCCCGATACATCTAAACTTCCTGCATCTAGCTCACCACTCAATGTAAAGTTTCTTACACCTGTGTAGTCTTTATTGGAATCAAGTATCATAGCTTTAGATGCTATCGCAGTGCCAACTGCTGTTGAGCCTAAATCAAGCGCATTAAGCTCACCTACTACAGCAGTAATACCATCTAGCACATTAAGTTCTGCCGCTGTAGATGTTACGCCATCAAGTATGTTAAGTTCTGCCGCTGTAGATGTTACACCATCAAGTATGTTAAGTTCTGCCGCTGTAGATGTTACACCGTCAAGTATATTAAGTTCTGCCGCTGTAGATGTTACGCCATCAAGTATGTTAAGTTCTGCGGCAGTTGACGTAATAGCTGTACCAGCAATACTAATGGCATCTGTTTCTAGTGTGCCGTCAACATCTACATCGCCACTAATATCTAGGCTACTTGCTTCAATCTCACCACTAGCTTTAAATATTACGTTGTCACCACCTGCTACCTCAAATATAATCTGATTATCAGTACTAAATTTAATAAGGTTATCGTTGTCTCTACCAATAGCAAGACTAGCATTCTTCACAGATGTTATACCTGTCTGTGCCGCATCCACCGTTATAGTTAAATCAAATGGGTCGGCATTAGAACCTGTGGACGTATCTGTGAAGTTTGTTGTAACACCAGAACCGATAATTTTTAATTCTTTAGCATTATTGATTGTTACTTCAGTGCCATCGTCATCCTCAAGTTGAAAGCTAGTCATAGCACCACTAGCGACATTGGCATCAACGTAAGCCTTAACAGACTGTTGTGTGGGTATAAGCGTAGCTGAATCAGAAGCCATATTATCTTCGTCTACAAAGGCTGTGGCAGTAATTGTGCCATCAGATATACTGCCAAAAGTTATAGTGCCTGTTGTTGTAATCGCAGATTCACCATTATTTATAGCTCCAAAACCAGATGTTATGCTTCCGCTGTTTAATGCACCTGTAGTAACTATATTTGAACCGCCAACACTCTTACCTGACATATAGGTGGAAAGCGTATCTACTTTAGTCATACGCATTGTTCCTGCGTCATTTATAAGCACGCCATCGCCATCTGCTACTGCAGTTGTGCCTCTAGCTGTACCTCCATCTATTAAGTTTATTTCAGCGGCAGTAGTCGTAACACCATCTAGAATATTTAATTCTGCGGCTGTGGCTGACACTGCTGTACCTGCTATGGATAACGCATCAGTTTCTAGTGTGCCATCAACATCTACATCACCAGAAATATCTAATGAGCCTGCATCTAACTCACCGCTAAGTGTAAAGTTTCTAACTCCTGTGTAATCCTTATTGGAATCAAGTACCATTGCCTTAGAAGCTATGGCTGTACCAACTGCTGTTGAGCCTAAATCAAGAGCGTTTAGTTCACCTACTACAGCAGTAATGCCATCAAGTGCATTAAGTTCTGCCGTTGTAGATGTTACGCCATCAAGTATATTAAGTTCTGCCGCTGTAGATGTTACACCATCTAGTATGTTAAGTTCTGCCGCTGTAGATGTTACGCCATCAAGTATATTAAGTTCTGCCGCTGTAGATGTTACACCATCTAGTATGTTAAGTTCTGCCGCTGTAGATGTTACGCCATCAAGTATGTTAAGTTCTGCCGTTGTAGATGTTACGCCATCAAGTATATTAAGTTCTGCCGTTGTAGATGTTACGCCATCAAGTATGTTAAGTTCTGCCGCTGTAGAAGTAATAGTAGTTCCACCAATGCTAATAGCGTCGGCTTCTAGAGTACCATCGAAGTCACCATCTACAGCATCAATATTGCCTTTAAATACGGTGGCAGTAACTGTTCCTGAACTTGGATTGTAAGTTAGAGTGCCATCCATCTCCAAGCCTACGTTGCCTGTGGTTGACGTAGCACCCTCTACAAAGGCAATTAAGTTTTCTTCGTTTGTACTTTCATTGTCAGTCACTAGTACGTGGGCAGAGTTTGTAGCGTTAGTTACTGTTGTTCCCGCAATGACGGTAGCTAGTGCTGTTCCATTAACCGTGATGGCATCAGCTTCTAGTGTACCATCGATATCTGCGTTTCCTGATATATCTAGACTTCCTGCATCTAGCTCACCGCTTAATGTAAAGTTTCTAACTCCTGTATAGTCTTTGTTAGAATCAAGTATCATCGCTTTAGACGCTATAGCTGTACCTACAGCCGTAGAACCCAAATCAAGAGCATTAAGCTCACCTACTACAGCAGTAATGCCGTCTAGGGTATTAAGTTCTTCTGGTGTAGATGTAATCGCTGTGTTACTAGCAACTGCTAGTACGGGCAATGTTCCTGACTGATTCGGTAAATTAATTGTTCTATCGTCTGTCGGGTCGACAATTGATAACGTCGTTTCGTTAGCATCCGCAGTAGCACCCTCAAATATAATAGCGTTAGCCGCTTGCATTGTGACAGTATCAACCGTTGTGGTTGTACCTGCTACAGATAGGTTAGGCACAAGTAACGTCCCTGTGCTTGGATTATACCTAAGTGCGCCTGTGTCATCTAATAGAGCGTCAGATTCGTCGTGGAACACAACAGGAAAGTTTGTGTTGGCTGTGCTGTTTGTGACAGTAGTAGTTGCCGCTAGAGTAGCATTAGCTACTGTTACCCCTGCAATAACTGTGTTAAGAGCAGTGCCATTGACAGTGATAGCATCAGCTTCAAGCGTACCGTCAATGTCAGCATTTCCTGATACATCTAAACTGCCTGCGTCTAACTCACCACTTAGTGTAAAGTTTCTAACTCCTGTATAGTCTTTGTTAGAATCAAGTATCATCGCTTTAGACGCTATAGCAGTTCCAACTGCTGTTGAACCTAAATCTAAAGCGTTTATTTCACCTACAACAACGGTAGCCCCATCTAGTATGTTTAGCTCCGCAGTAGTAGATGTTACACCATCTAGTATGTTTAGCTCTGCGGCAGTAGACGTTACACCGTCTAGTATGTTTAGCTCCGCAGTAGTAGATGTTACACCATCTAATATGTTTAGCTCCGCAGTAGTAGATGTTACACCATCAAGTATGTTTAGCTCTGCGGCAGTAGACGTTACACCGTCTAGTATGTTTAGCTCCGCAGTAGTAGATGTTACACCATCTAATATGTTTAGCTCTGCGGCAGTAGACGTTACACCATCTAGTATGTTTAATTCAGCACCAGTAGCTGTTACGTTTGTGCCACCTATATCTAGAGTAGTGACAGATATCTCTCCAGCTACAGTGACAAGACCATCAGCTAGGGTGATTAAATCTGTATCATCTGTATGACCTATAGTTGTACCGTTAATAAGTACGTTATCAATATCAAGTGAACCACCAGATATTAATCCAGTGGTTGTAATTGTTGATGAGCCAGTGTCAATCGTACCAAAGCCAGACGTGATAGAACCAGAGTTTAACGCGCCTACAGTAGTGGCCGCTGTTGTGACAAGATTAGGCATAGCCGTAATTTCATCATCAAAATAAGCAGCTAAGTCTGTAACTGCCACCTGTACCATAGTTCCGTTATCGTTAAGTACAACTCTATCTGCATCCACTACAGTAGTAGATGTTGCACTTGTGTCCCCGTCTACGATGCTTAGTTCTGTTGCTGTAGACGTTACACCATCCAGTATGTTTAGCTCCGCAGTAGTAGACGTTACACCATCCAGTATGTTTAGCTCCGCAGTAGTAGATGTTACACCATCTAGTATGTTAAGTTCTGCCGCTGTAGATGTTACGCCATCAAGTATGTTAAGTTCTGCGGCAGTGGCTGTTACGTTCGTGCCACCTATGTCTAGAGTAGTGACAGATATTTCTCCAGCCACCGTAACAACACCATTGGCTAGTGTAATCAAATCTGTATCGTCTGTATGTCCAATCGTTGCACCGTTAATGAGTACGTCATCAATATCAAGTGAGCCACCAGATATTAGCCCTGTAGTTGTAATTGTAGATGAGCCAGTATCGATAGTTCCAAAGCCAGATGTGATAGAACCAGAGTTTAATGCCCCTACAGTGGTGGCTGCAGTAGTAACAAGATTAGGCATAGCCGTAATCTCGTCATCAAAATAGGCGGCTAAGTCAGTGACCGCCACCTGTTTCATAGTTCCATCATCGTTGAATACAACACGGTCTGCGTCAACTACAGTAGTAGCAGATGCGGATGTGTCACCATCCATGATATTTAATTCAGCAGTAGTTACTGTTGCGCCATCTAGTACCTCAAGTTCAGCTTCAGATATACCTGCACCACCTATAGTTAGTGTACCAGAAATATCTACGTTACCATTGATGTCTATAGTTGTGGCGGCTAACTGTATTTCACTATCCGCTACGAGGTCTAATTGTCCATCCGTGCTTGAGTTAATGTATATTGCGGTATCACGGAATTGTAATTTTTCTGCAGTAGCAAGAAGTATGTCATCAGAAAATTCAAAATAATCTTCATCTTCTTTCCACGATAGAACACCATCATTATTATTAGCATTAAATGTAATAACTATGTCTGCGTCAGTAGTACCATCACCAAACGAAAGGGTATTACCTAGTAGTGTAGTGACAGAACCTCCCTCACCCGCAGTGCCATCGTGAGTATGCCCTGTGCTTGCGGCAAAGGCCGCTAATAACTGATTAAACTCATCATTAGTATGTGCGGCAGTGATAGTATCGCCATCAGTATACGAAGATTGTCTAGTATATGTAGCTCCCATTTATCTTCTTGCTCCAAGTTTGTATTCTAGTTGAAATCCTTTTAAGGAATATGGGGCAGTCGTACCACCATCATTTATCCTGAGGGCTATAGCAAACCCTGACCCCTCTACAGCCTGCCTAAATAAGGGCTGTGATACGCCTCCGTATGTAGGTCCTCCGTAAGCTGACACACCATATATAGATACGATGTCTGTAGAGTCTAAGGGGTAAGCGGCAGGTCGGGCTGAGTTTACAGATTCATAATCGTATCTTACAAATAAGTCTGCATCAATGCTTGACTCAGGTTTATAATTTACAATAATCTTCTGCATATGTTTTCGTATGCCGGGGTCATTAAATGTTAAATCAGGACCTCTATACTTACCAAGTACAGCGGCTCCATCAAAATCAATTCCTGATTCCTGTCTGTATACGTACCCCCCAGAGTACGCACCATGTAAAACTATAACATCTCCAGATAATACAAATTGGTCTGTAGACGCAGGTTTTATTCCCCGCAATTCCGCAAACTCAAACGATTTCTCTCTTCTAGAACATATAATACCCTTACTTGCGCTCTCATCTTCGTTAGCTTTTGTAAAGAATATCCTGTATTGAGTTTTATCTGGTATTACTACACTATCAAATTCTGAACCACTCGCTATATTTTCATTAAAAATAGTCTGTACATTAGAACTTATAGTGCCTAGTTCCACGTCACCAATACGAGCAGTACCAGCAATGGTTCTCAAACCGTCAGGGCCTAGGAAAATTAAGTCACCTGCAAATTCTTGTATTGTGTCCCCGTTTATACATCCAATGTCCCTAGTAACATCAGACACAGCAAAGTTAGAAAGAGAACTTCCGCTTAACTTAAATATTCTAGTCTCACAAAATATAAATAAATCATCACGGAAAACTTTTATACCAGTTATAGTATCGTCAACTTTAATACTACCAGCACCATTTCCAGAGTTAAAACCATCCTCATCGAAGGGTTCACTAAATACTACTTCCTGTTTACTAGTAGACTTTCCTGCATAGAACATATGGTTCTTAAAAGACACAACAAATTTAGAGCCTGCTACTGAGCTTTCACTTACGTCTGTTGCAGATAGACTAGAGTTAAACACTGTTGGCGCGTTTACGGCATCAACAACAATTATTTTATCTGTGCCGTCAAAATTAAATCTTTCAAAACTGTACTTTAATGCACCTGTTCTACCACTATCTATACTAGTCCAAGATGAGCCAGCAGGGTCAGCACTAAAAATACTAGTGCCTCTCGCGGCTAAAACCTTGCTTCCAAAGGTAGCTACCATAAGAACTTTTTCTGAAGCGGAGGAAGTTGCAGGAACTATAGCAGAAACGTACTTTGAAAACCCTGATATTCTTCTGTAACCACCCGTAACATCAGGCTCAAAGTTTTCTAATTCTATGGCTTCCCCCGGTTGCATCATAAAAGTTGAACGATTTAAAACAAGACCGCCCTGACAATTAAAGCCTACAGGAGTAACACCACTTAAATCTGCCATCTATACTGCTCTCATATAATCTTTTCTGTTGAGTAGTTCTACGCGCATTCGTTTTATGCCGTCCTCATACTCTTTTAGTGCAAACTGCGCTGTCTGAACATCCCCGCGAAACGTGTAAGTGTGATACTTAGCACGAGCAATAATAACGGGTTCAAACCTTGTGGGTATAATAGAGGTATCGGTAGAGCCTGATAGCTCTGTATTAGTTACGTAGAAATCGAAGGATAGTGTTTTGTTGCTATCCTTAGGGATAGGCGTTAAGCCCAGTTCGTTGTTATAAGACGTGTACACGTACTCAGGGTCGCCAAACTTATCAGTACTAAGCCTAGCATCACGCTCTCTAAATCTTTCTGTGTACTCTTCATAGGATATGTACTTTAGGGGTATAGCCTGTTCATCTTCACTCAACTCAACTACTTTTACGTATGCGGCATTGCCTGAAGCCTCTGTAAAACTAACGTAGTGTGTTATAGCTGTAGCTGTAAAAGTTACCTTTGATATTAATACTTCATTAGCATTACTGACAGTTAGTGTAGAAGATGAAGTTTGAGAACCTCCCGACGACGTTCCTACCTCTAGGGTTAGAGTGCCACCACTAGTCTGAGCCAAGATTGTATAACTACGTCCTACTATAAGGTCAGATACTTCTTGAGAAGCTTCTGCATTTGTTAGGAGTAATGTGTTTCCAAATTTAGAACTAGCCGCAGGGCTACCACTTACAGTAGTCCAGTTTGTTATGCTTGCCGAACCTGCTATTTCAAAAGTTCCGTTAGTTATATAGTTCTTAGGTTGTAAGAAGACGTTGTCGTAATCAACGTATTTTAGAGTGGAGCTAATTGACGTGTAGCTGTACAAAGCTTTGCCAGCAATAACATCTGTAGAGCCTTCCGAACGTGTAAAAGGCCAGTTTAATTCTGAATTAATGATGTCAGCTATAGAACGATTAATGTAATCTTTAACTGTAGTTTGAACACCGCGAGATGTACCAAAGTTAGAACTTGTTAGCTCTACTTCGTTCATGTCTCGTAGGACATCATTTACTAAATTAAGAAACGTGCTAGCCATGTACTATTCCACTATTCATTATTTTCTGTATTTTCTTGTTTTATCACGTATCTTTTTAGGCTGTTTGGAGAACTGCTTACCAGCTTTAGTTGCTTTTCGTTTAGCACGCGTGGTGGCTGCGTACTCCTTCGACGAGAGGCTCTTGATAGCTGCTGACGGTAGATACCGTTCTCCAGTTTTACTGGACGGTTTGCCACTCTTCGTCCTCCACTTCTGCTTCGTCCAGTTCTTCAAAGAGCGTTGGCTTTTCTTTAACGCCATCTTCCTTCTCCATGATTTTAAGAACGTACTGATAAGTTTGTTCGCGAGATTCGTCTCTCTGCAGTTTATCTAGAGCGTCGTCTATATCATCCCAAACTGTTGGTTTTTGAACTATAAGTTCTTTGACTCTTTGTAGGGATTTTTCTGCAGTGTGTTTATACCTGTATCTAAGGGTATCCAAGACAAAATTCATTGTAGACTCCTAAATACTCTAGTATACAAGTTCTAGGTAAATTAAGCAAGCTCTTTATAAAAACATTACTAGTGCAACTATAACCGCAACAGCCACACAACCTCCTGCTACTACTAGCCCACCTATTTCTACGTTGTGTACAAACTCTTTATGTCTACGTCTTTTTTCTACGCGTTCCTGCCTCTCCGCTTCCTTCTGCTCGTGTATTCTCCTAGCACGTTCGGCAATAATGCCCTCCCAGACACCGGGGCCAAATCTTATATTAATTAGATTCTTCATTTCTTGCATATGTTCTTGTGCAAGTTTGGCATTTATGGTTTCTTCAGCAATTGAATTTACAGCAAAAGGGTCTTTCTGGGCTTTACTTCTTTTCTTTTGTATCTGCTGTTCGCCATCAAACAAGCCGTCTATATATTTTGCTATATCGCCAATATCATTGCAAGTTGTGATGGCTTTTTTTATTCCGTCTACACTTGCCTTAACAAGGGCAATACCCGCCATCGTTTCTGCTATCATTTAAATTCCTCCCAAATTCAAATAACTATTTGTAACCGCCACCTGCTTTCTTATATTCACTAGCAAGCAACTGTGCTTTTCTTGCTGACCATTGCCCCGGCTTACCACCTTTGCTTCCAGCTTTTATCTTATTAAACAATCTTTTTCTCATTGTGGGCTTGGTATAGTTACCAGCTTCATTAACTTTACTCTTTGCTTTAGCTTTAGCCATCTCTACCTACTTGTCTCATCCTGTCTACCAAACGTCGTGCGCGGTTGGGTACTTGCGTATACCAACGCGAGTCGACCATCTCATCGGCTGCAGAAGACCAGCTTTTAGCATCAACTCCTGCCTTCATACCCTTGAACTTGGACAGACGTGGATAACCAAGATTGAACATCATGTTCGCAACAATTAGTTGTACTTCTTCAGGTAACTCATCAAAGTTCTTATAGAGCCTGTGGCAGTCTTCTATTGTAACAGTGATATCAAGATTAAATGCAGACTGCACACGACCCTGTTCTATGACAGTGCCTACATCCTTGCCGTATTCAGGGTCATCTTTTGTTATTAAATGTCCTATCCCGAATGTAGGCAATCCTAAATGGTCAAGGTATATCTCATACTTACAGCCTTCGTCTTCAGCCAGTTCTTCTCTCAGTTTATCTAGGTTCATTTCTTAGTCTCCGACCCTAACCACACTGCAAACGCCCCCGTCATTGCACCTGAGACGACGCTTATCATTGCACTCTGCTGTGTACTCAAGTCTTCTAAGGACATCCCCCACTCGATAACTCTTATATACATCACTGTCATCACAAGCATCATCAAGCGTGGTACTATCTTGTATTTTAATATCGTTTCTGCCGCCATTATTTTTTCCCGAACAACTTTGTAGCAGAACGAACACCGAAACTAGCAGCAACGATAACGCCAAGACTATACTGATACCATTGTGGCATTGATTCCAACTGGGCAAACCCATTTGCTACAACCTCTTCCATTCCGGGGATGAAGGCTAATATTAAGGGTATTGAAAACAAAATTACCAACCACTCGTCTTTCCACGAGGATTGGCTACCCTTCGCCATTTCCAAATCCCAATCAATTTCTCCAGTAGCTTTCTTCTGCATTACTACAGCTTCTGCTTGCGCCCTAGCTACCTTGGTTGCTGACTGAGCCTTCTTCTCTTCTACCTTACCATTTAACCATGTACCTGCTAAATCAGCTACAGGTCCTATCAACATGTTTAACATTTCCACCTCTTACGTGCTTGACGCAGACGACTATTCGGGTCTTTAGCCGCCTTAGGAAACTTTTTCATTTGTCCTGCAGACCTAGCACAGAATGACTTACGACGTTTTGCATCCTTGCTTCCTGCCTTAACTTTACCCGTAACAGCCGTCTTCAGCTTACTTCCGGGGTTTTTCTTACGATATGCCTTAACACCAGCCTCAGTCATGCCTGCTCCCGACTTGGTTGGTCGGAAGTTCTTCTTGTTTCGCTTGGGCATGTTGTCTGGTTTACGTGCCACTACTTCTTCCTTGCTGTTTGTGCCGCACGCTTGAAGTTAGCTTTAGATGGTGCGCCACTGCTACCCGCCTTACGCATCTTCTCTCCACTGCCTGCCTTAATACGGTTACGTTTAGCCGCAATATTGGCATATAGACCCTTACGTTTAGTCATAGTAAAATCCTCTTAAATGTCAGAGGGCAAGTTGCCCTGCCCCCTGAGTACGATTATTACGCAAAAGTGACGAACTGCTCACTCTCAACGTTATTACAGTCAGCTACAATTGCCCACACATTGATTTTTGAATTTACAGTTGCGGTTGCAACTACAAGGTCAAGTGTGTCTGCACTTGCATAGAAGTGTGGCATAGCTGCGATTAACGCAGTTTTCTGACCTGCCGCCTGTTGATTAACTGTATCAACAAAACGATTAGGGTCGCCCCCATCTCCTAACTCAAGTGTACCACTACCAGTACCTACGGTTAATATTTCATAACCAGTACCAAGTAGCATTGTACCTGCAGGAAAGGAGAAGACATTTATAACGTCACCAGAAGCAACAGTAAACTTAGTAAAGTCTATAACTTGTCGCATTACTTTGACGTTTGGGTAGTTAGCGGGGTAACCGCTAGAACCAGCACCAGTGATACTAAAAGTAGCCATTATCTAGTCCTTTCTACTAATCTAAGCTAACAACGCCACGAACGAGTGCTTCTGGGCGGAGGACTTTACGTCCGAACACATGAAGACCACGAACAATGTCGCTGAAAGTTTCGGTTGAACGAACAACTTCAGTTTTCGCAATGTGCGAAGCAGTTGAAGTCGATGAGATATGCCCACCAAGGATGACATTCTCTGTGCCGTCTGTAGCAAGACCAGATATAGTTACTTGGTCAGTTCCACCGCTTGAGTTGAAAGCAGTAGTCTTGTAACAAGTAAATCCAGCAATATTGCCAAGAGACACAAGACCATTACGTAATGGAGAAGACGCATCGCCTGTTACTTGCACTTCAGCGAACTTTGCGCCTGCTGAGAACAGGTGCTTATAGAAAGCTGGGGGTGCAATAAACCAACGATTTTCTTCTGGCACTGATTGGTCGTCTAGAGCCTGAGCCATTACCAGCATGGTATTGACTGCAAGGTCGCCCGGAGAAGAGTTTCCTCCAATATCAAGGGCAGAACCCAGAGTTCCTATGCTGGAAATCTGAGAAGTTGGTGCCGCTGATTCACCAGTTAGACCAGCACTAGTAGCCATTAGGTCTAGAACGTTTGCGTCGTACTTACGCTTCAGAGAGAAAGCACCTGAAGAGGTTGCTAACGCTTCAAAGTTTACGTGTGACTGACGCTCTTCGATGTCGTCAATCTTAAACGCAAAAGCATTTGCTTGGTCGACAACCATAGTAATCTGGTCGTCAGCCAAATCTTGTGGGTTAACCACTGAGCCACGCGAGTAGCTTGACACAGTAATTGTTGGTTCTTTAATAATACGAACCGTATCACCAAAGTTATCAATTTCACCAGCGTAATCGGTATTAGTTATATCTTCTACAACCGAAGCACGACGGAAGAACTTGAGAACTTTTTGGCTGAAAATTTCTGGCGTAAAATTGCCAGAAGGCAGGTTATTATAACCTGATGCTCTATCAAAAGCCATAGTTCATACCTTCCTTTTTGAGGTTATGAGTTAAAGTCTATTCGCCCTTCAGCCCTTGCAGAGTCGATTTCAGTTTCCATCTTTTCAAACTCCCAAGGTTTCATCTTGGCGATTTGCGAAGCCTTAAATACGCGTTTCCCTGCATCAGGGTTCGTTTGTACTTCTCTAGCAGGTGTTCTTGTTACGGCATCTGCCGCACTCTCCTGCCGCTTCTTTTTAGGTTTTGCAAGACCAGTATCAGCCTTGTAAAGGTCTACTACACGAGAAGCCCACTTTGCGTCGGTATTGTTTTTATAAATACCTTCAGCGATAGTCGCGGGTTGCTCTTCAAGCCAGCCTAGAAACTCCTTAGTTGATTTAAGCTCATCAAAGTCTGGGTGTAGTCGTAGCAGTTCCTCGTAGGCTTTCTGCTTTTCCAACTCCTTCTCCCGTTCCTTGATAGTGCCTATCTCGTCACGAAGCTTGGACACCTGTGATTCCGTCTGCATAGACGCAACCGTTTGCACCACGTCGAAAACGTCAGGGTAACGTTCCTTAAACTCGTCGAGTTCTTCTTGAGTTCTTGGTGGGGTTACTCCCCTCGGCATTTCGACAGCACGCTCCTGCATCGCTTTACGAAGAGACGTAAGCTCTTCTTTATGCTCCGACAGTTTCGTGTCATAATGCTTTTTAAGGTCGTCGTACCGTTTCTTATAGTCGTGTTCAGGCTCTGTAGGCTCTGACTTAGTGACAAAGCTATTTGCATCCTGAGTAGCTGCAACTGGTGCAGGGTCAGGTTGAGTATCGTCTGTGGAAGCTTCAACATTTTCTGAATTATCTTCTTCATCCTTATATACTTCGTCCCTATATTTTCCACGGTATAAGTTCTCGTTGTTTACAACTCCGAAAGAGTCGTTAGCTTTATTGGCTCTGTAGCCTTTTGGTTTTGCCATTTGATTTACCTCATCATGCGGGGCTACTTGGCTGTAGGTAGCCGCTTCGGTTATGTCAGGGCCGTATTACGGGTAGCTGACTAATTCATCGTGTTAAAAACGATTCATCCTGTATGAGCTTCGATATTTCCTCATCTCCCTGCGTAGAACGGTATGTAGATTTTAGAGTTGCATCCGCAACAGGGGTGGCATCAAATGCTCCTAGTGCTATTTCTAAAATAGCAACTGGTGGTGTTATTTTAGTAGCTATTTTAGTCATAGCTCTAGCTGCTAACTTAAATGCAGTTTTTGGGTCGTTTTTAAATGTTTCTATAAAATTTATCTTGGATTTATCATCGTGAAATACTTGTTCTTGAAGAAAAAATACTAAGTCTTCCATAGAACGACGACCAACTTTATTACTTTTAACTTCTGCTCTTAGAGCATCAACATAATCCAAATTTCTTTGTAATTCTGATTTTGGCATTTTTGCAAAGTAATCTGATTTCGCTTTAGCATGTGTTCTCCATGCATCTTTGACACCGTCAAACAACTCGTCTATAGTGACTATTCTACTCTTAATTACTCTATTACCTTTTTCTACTTCTGTCCCGTCTAACGGACTACCTCTTGAATATATTTTTGCCTTATTAATGTTAGGAGTATGAAACTTTCCTACATCTTCTTCCCCATACCCATAGTTAGTTTTGTATTTTAACGCATCAGGGTCTAGGGGTTCTCCTCTATAAACGGTTATGAGTTCACCTTTTGCCGCTCCCTGAGGTTGTTGACCATTCTCCTGTATCTTACGCTCAGTATCCCTAATGCCTCGCTTGTTTATTTTTTCTAAGCGGTCAAGACCAATAATTTTTACCATATAGGGAGCTACAACAACTTCACCACGAGACACCGCAACGTCAATCATCTTACGAGTAGCTTCTCCTGACGTACCCTGTGATACTACTCCTCTGCGAAGTGCTTCCTCGTGAGCATCGAAGAGCATCTTGGATATGTCCTGCTCTCCTGCAAACTCTACAGATGACGCATTTAATACAAATGCCCCCTCAGGTAGTTGGGTTGGTCTGTCATCTGCTACCTCTTGCGCGTCTGTGGTCTGACTAGGGGGTACACCATCTACAAAACCTGATTCAGAAGGCACTGAACCACCATTGTTCATGCCTATGAAACCGCCTTTAGCTATGCCAAGAGCATAATCAGAGGCAGCTTCTTGTATTGCCTTATCTATCTTTTTACTTTTAGCTTCTTTATCATCTTGAATAGACTTCTGAACCCTAGAGCCTTTGAAGGGTTCTTGAGGAACGGGAGGTCTAGGGGTAGGCACAAAACTTGAGTCACCCTTCTCATCTTTATCAGCACTATCTCGTTTAATCTTAAATATATTACCTGCTAGTGTACCCTTACCTGCCCTTGCATCTTCTAGTGCCTGTTCTGCTAGGGTAGTATTAATACCATACTTATCAGCAAGATTTTGGATATCCTTTCTCATTCCGTACTTAGAATAACCAAATCTAGGACTGTAGAATGTTCCGTCTCCCTTATAAAAACCCGCCATAGGGTCATCAGGGTCTACCATCAAACCCCCATCATCAGATATACGTTGATTTATTTTTGTACCCCCAGACAAGAAAAAGCTATCCTGCCCGTCCTTATCGTGAGTAAATCTGTACGACTCTGGAAGATAACCCTTAGATATTGCCTCAAGGTCTTTTATCTGTTTATGAGACATACCTCTTCTGTTACCTGTATACGTATTTGCTCCGGGACGACGCGTAATTCCAAAGTTTCCTATTCCCACAGCAAAACCTACGTCAGTATCAAAATAATTCCCAGCTTGTAAGCTTGCCTCTTCTACGGCACGAATATGAAGCACATCTTGAAATTGTCTAGTAGCATTTAAATCATAGAAAGCTCCTAAAATACCCGTTGGACGAAAAGAAGGTTTGCCTGTTACTACACTTGTTTCTGCTTCTCCCCCAAGAATACCTGACAGTCCTGCCCCCGCGAGTGGCCCCATCATAACCCCAGTAGCCGTAGATAAAACCTTTTTAGCAACAGGTTCACCGTACTTTTCAACTACTCCTTTTACTCCCTGTTCATTAAAAGTCTTAGAAAGACCCTTAACATCTTCCCTAAGTTCTTTAGGCGCATCTCTTAAGCTTGAAAATAAATCTGCCTCAGATAAATTTATGTCTTTAAAATTACCTTCCATAATAGGAGAATATAAGTTTTCTACAATATCTACACGGTCAGCTTTTCCTGTTCCCTTTAGATAGTCTGCATATGTGCTAAAGTTACCCTTGTTCTTAAACTCAAAACCTGTGTCAGTATTAACTAGGCTGTCAATACCAAAACTTATATCTTCAGTAGCTAATCCTGCCTTTATAAATGGGTCTGTGTTATCATCGTCATCCTTTACCATCCTACCCGTTTGAACTTCTTCAACAGTAGGTGCTGTTACAGATATTCCTGTTTCTTTTTCTAAGGACGGCAAACCTACGTATTGATTAGCATAGTTTACAAACTGAGATTGATACTGCTCAGGAGTAAGAGCAGTAGCTCCTGTGTATGTAAACGTAGTAGGTTCAGCCCTTGGTAGACCTATTCGTGGTATACTAATTCTATCTGCTATCATTACTCATAGATGAAGGTATCATCTTCCCTTTGATTTTGTACTACAGCCTCATGGCTACTCTTGAGTTTGAGGAGCATTTCCAGTAAACCCAGCTTCCCCTGCGCTCGGAGAAGTTCCGACTCCGATTGTGCCGTTACCACGCCCTGAATCGTCAGTTCCCTGAGGTCCATCAGGTACTCCCTCAGGAGTTCCCATTCCTTGCCCTGCACCAGCGGGGCTAGCTTCTGCGCTTGCTTCTTGTTGAGCATTTGCCATCATTCCTTGTAACATCTTAGCGTATAGTTGCGCTTCGTTGGCATCATTAACTAAACTATCAGGGTCTATGTCCTGAGAGATAGCAAGTTCTCGCATTAAGTTAGGTATCTTGATAAAGGGCGCAAGCATCGGGTTTGCGACAGTCTGCAGGAGGGTTGTAAGCCTCTGACTCCGCACTTCCTTCTGCATTACAGCAGCAACACCCCTCGGTTTTATCTCCAAGTCCCCCACAATATCGGGAGCATCGTCGTTGAATTGCATGTTCCATTGAAAATAAGCCTCTCCTAGTGGTTTCAGTAACATGTCGTCTATATTCTTTATTACAGTCTTCATAGAAAGCCCTGCAGACCCCATTAGCATGGATAGTCCTGCCGCAGTGCGTCCTGTGCCTGTAACGCCTGTCTGTCCGTGTATAATGGACGGTATGCCTGTCTCTTCGTCAGCTAGCTGTCTACTAATCTGATACATCTGCAAGTTCTCGCCTGCAGTGTTTGGAAACTTCAAACCGTTGATAGCCGTACCAGTAACCCCCGACTGTCTTCGGAAGATTTTTCCGGGGAATATGTCCATGTTCTGACCGGGGACAAGGCTTGCTTCGTCTACGTCGAACACCAAGTTACCCGCAAGAGCTAAGTTATCAATCGCCATACGAACGTGACCATTCATTAGCTTCTGTGCATCTTCCATGTTCTCTGCAACACCAACACCCCATAGCTGATAGGGGTTTACCTCGTAGGGAAACACATGGTACGGGATACGTGCTGGAGTAAATGGGTTAAGAACACAGCGTAATATCATGTTGCCACAAACCCAGATGTTCACCTGTAGTTCATCGAACTCTGACATTGTATCTGCTTCTTTGAAGCCTGCTTCCTTGGCTAGATAATAGTCCAAGACTCCCCAGTATTCTAGAACTTCATATCTATTCTCAGAGGCATACGCTTCTGTTTCGTCCTCGCGGATAGCATCTTCATAATACTTATCCTCATAGTTAGGACCTTTAGCTAGTGTCTCTTCAATCGCTTCTGCCCTAAAGTAGGGTCGCTTTATAAGCGCACGTAGCTGTTGTCTGTTAAACCTGTGACGTTCTATGACGTACTCACAGTCATCTATGCTTGTAGCAGATGGGTCAGGATGAAAGTCCCACGCAGATACCATTTCTACTCGTGGAACAGTCTTCTCATAGGGGGAGTATTCTCGTTGCCCTTCCTCACTACGCTTCCACTGGTGGATGCGCTTGTAAAAATTCATAGGACCTTTGATAATACCTGTGCCTAAGAGTGCTGACTCAAATATAGTCTTACGAAAGACGTTTACCGCATTTGTGTCAAGAAGCTGGTCATGGATAGTTTTCTCCATTCGCAACGCAGCCTTCTGTGCTGGGCTTATCTGAGGTTCTCCAAGTTTGGATGGACCTTCAGCTAGTGGTAGACCAGCGTATTCTTCCTTCAATCCACCTAGAAAATCTGCCTGCAACGCTCCGGGGGGAAGTTGCCGACCATCCCCAGCAAAACCAAAAGGGTCTTGAGGTGGTGCTTGGTCTAGGGGTGTTTCCATGTGGGCAAACTCTGCTATGCCCTCAGGCACAGGAGTTGGTTGCACCACTAGCGGAAACTTTTTGTTTGCAAACAATATGTCTACAATCTGTCCGTAGGCGGCAAGAACCTTAGTCTTGGTTATCCTGACGAACACCTTAGACTTTTCCGACTCTCTATACTGTGTGGAAGAGTCGTAGATACCACGGAAGTTCTTGTATGCCTGTAGCCAACGTTGCTCGTGAGCATACCGTCCTGTCTCAGCCTCTTTGTACTTAGCCTGAACATACCCCGCAAGTCCGGGAAACTGCTCTTCAGGATTTACAAGAGAGATGGTGGTATCGTCTTCAGGTTGAAGGAAGTTATCTTCTGACATATTTACTTCTTTTTCTTAGCAGGTATTTTACCACCCATTTTTCTATTGGTGACACCGCCACTAGATTTACGAGTTTTCATTTCAGCCTTTACAAAACTAGGTGAAACCATACCTCTAGTCATGTTATAGATGCGAGAAATCATCTCATCTGCAGACATCTTTTTAGTCATAGTTTTCTCCTAGTAATCGCGTTCTTCAGCCATGTTCATAACGGATGGGTCTACGGTAGTCTTGGTTTGTTGCTTCGGCATGTCCTCAGTTAGAACGTCAGTCTTAGCACGAGTATCAAACTCTAAACCCTGACGAGTTAGTTGAGTTTCACCCATGTTTGCATCGACTGAAGTCTTGTCTGCACCCATGATGTAAGAAGCACCGTAGTTATAATTATTGCCCGGCATGTTATTCTCCTTAGTTAGATAGGAAACCACCTCTGTACATATCATCAGCAGGGGGGGTTTCCTTATCCCCTCTGATAGCCCTTATGGTAGCTGATGCTACACCTAGTCCGGGATTTGTTAGAAAACTTGCAGTCTGTAGATTACCTTCTCCTCCATCAGCGACTGCACCTGTAACCATCTCTGTACCAACTCCCATTACTTCCGCAAAAGCAGGGATTATACCTTCCTGTTGACCGCTAATATTTCGTCCTATATTTTTGCCTATTTCCCCTGCTTTCTTCATGCTTTCTTGGTCAATTATTCCCATTACTGCACTCTCAACAGGTGTGGGAAGCATACTTTTTGCCGCTGTGGCTGTTGCCACACTAACTGGTAAAGCAACTTGTTTGATTGTTTTACCTATGTCCCCTATAAACTTACTAAAGTCAAAACCGCCTTTGTTTAGTTTCTCCTGTAATTCTGGAGATAAATCTTCTACAGATGTGGGGTCAGGTTGTGCTACTGTTTTCTGTCTAGCCTCTTTTTTACCTTCAATCTTAGCTTCTTCCAAAGCCCTTTCGTTATCTCTTGCTTCTTGAATTTGTTCTGGGGTGATAGCCGCTAGAGTAGCGGTGCGTTCTGCAGTATTCGTTGCCTCTATGTTAGCAGCTGTACTTTGTTTAGCTCTTTCTTCAGCTATAATAGTAGTTGATTGCTCTTCAGCTATCTGTGTTTTCTGTTCGGGGGTCATTAAGTCAAGGTTTACTTGAGATGTGTTAGACTTACTAAACTCACCCCCAGCAAAATCTATAGGATTTTCAATTAACTTAACTAAATCTTTGTGTGGTACAAAACCTGTGTAATACTTTTTTAATGTAGAAGGATTGACGTGACCCATCATGCCCTCTACAAAATTTTCATTTATACTAAGCTGTTCTGTCATATAACGGGGAATAATAGACCTAATTGCAGAGGGTGTTGTTACAGGCTCATAGGTACGAATTGTTTCACCATCAATTCCTCTAACTTTGTTTTCTTTTGCTGGTAATACGTCAGCAAAAGGTTCTAATCTAGGACTAACATGCTTGTTAAACGCTTCCGTAAATTCTGCGTCTGTAACATCAAACAAATATTCAGAAGTAGAAGTATCGTAGTTCGACTTTAATAAGCTTCCAAGCCTAGAGTTTATATTGTAAGAAAGTTCAGGGCGACCTTTATGGTCTTTCTTTGTAACTAGTTTACCCTTCACTGTTATTGTGTCACCAGCTATTTTTACATCAGATTTTTTTAATCCCAATAATTGTTCAGGTCTGTTAGCTGTAGTTTTGTGATAATCTAATAAATCTGCAGTAGCTTTTCCGTACTCTTTCTCAACCGTAGGAATAGCTTCTGCGTAAATCTTATCTAATTCTTCTTTTGGTAAAAGTCCTCGCATAGGACGTTCACCAGCAAGTCCAGTTCTTTGTGTTCCTGCTAAACCTTCAGCCCCCGCAAGTCGAGGATACATAGCCTCTTCAATACCCTCTGCTACATTCTCCATAGTTCCTGTAGCACCATACCGTTCCAGAATAGGACGAACTACATTTTCTACCTGTTGAAGATTATATGAACGACTGCTAGCATCAGGGCTACCATCAACTGTAAACAGTTTTATTATGTCGTCTTTTCTTAAATCTTTGTATGGGGTATCTAAGGATATACCCATTATTTTAGAACCAGATATCAGAGCATTAGCTCTCGTTCTTTGAAGTTTAGTACCCTTTGATTTAGCAAACTCTATCGCCTCACCAAAAGTGAACGTACCATTTTTTGCTTTCTGAGCTAATTCTATGTCTGTAAGTGCCATCTAGTATCCGAAAGTAGCATCAAAGGGTTGAAATGCTTGGTCTTTTATACCTTGCAAAGTTTTGTGTATGGATGTATAACCACTTGTGCGTGTCATAACCATATATCGGAGTGCATCGTATGCGTGGTCTTCAGCTTTTGTATCAACGTCTTCACTATTGGTTTTGGACAGCGGAATGCCTGACATCTGTGCGACGCTATGTTTACAAGTGGAGAAGATGCGTAAACGTGGTTCTTTGGTATAGGGGTCTTCCGCTAGTCTTCTGTGTAATTCCATTTTGCCTTGCAGTCTGTTTCTGTCTGATGGTGTCCATCTAACACCAGCACGCATCATAGTCTCTGCAATCGAAGGTCCGAAGCCTGTCCTGTTCCAGCATGAGGAGTCTAGGACATTATAGTGAGGTAGAGGGTCTAACTCCTCCATTTCTAATATTTTATCGGCTAGCTGTTCCGCTGTCAAGTGCTTTACATATAATTCGCGATATAGCCAAATATTATTGTCCCAATCAATAGCACCCCACAGAACGCACGAAGGCGACGCATAACCATAATCTGCTGCGCGTATTCGAGGCCAGTTAGTGGGTAAATCAAATGGTTCGACAACGTGTTTGCTCCTTGAAAACTCTGGGAATGCCGCACCCTCTGCAACGTCCCAATCTCCTTCTAATAGTCGACGACGCTCAACGTCGGGTAGAGAACGGAGCATCGCCTCGTACTGTCCATCTGCCATCAGATAGGGGTTATCTGTGAGACGGGCAGGTACGAATTTTCTATAGAACAAGGCTTGCCCTTCTCTCTCATGCCCCTTAGGCCATAGGAATGGTTTGCCTGTTTCTAAATCTGCAGCGGGAAACGCTTTGTTGTGTTCCGCTATATCTATATACATTTTCTTGACCCACCAGCCACCAACACCACCGGGGTTTGCTGTGCAACGCATACAGAGGTTCTTCTGTAGCTCTTGGTCTGTACTACGAAGACGTGACCTTAGATAGTCCCAGACGTAGCTGGTAGGATACTGGGTTATCTCGTCTATGCCTATCCAGTTGAAAGCCTGTCCTTGGAAACGTGTTACGTCCTTATCTCTGTCGAGATAGGTGAACCACATGGTTGCCCCAGACGGGAAGACCCACGTTGACTTCGACTCTCGGAAGGTCGCTCCGGGGAACGCCTTGGGGTATAGCTGTTTGGCTTTGTCTATAAGTTCTGTTAGTTCATCAAGAGTACGACGGAGTAGTAACCCGCGATGGTTAGGGTTGTGGCAATACCTGAGAGGGTCAGCCAGTAGAGCGAAGCTTTTGCCGCCCCCTGCCGCGCCACCGTAAAGAACATCCTGCTCTGGCGCAGATAGAAACTCTTCCTGAGGGCCTTCGTTCGGCTTGAATATAATGGGTGCATCATCGATTATTTCTTTCACAGTAGAAGGTAAGTTGGATACGTCGTCCATGTCTATAACACGCGTACCCTTCTGGTTCAAGGCTGATTCTACTTTCTTTGCACTCTTCTTCAGCACCCGTGCATATTCAGCCTTCTGTTTTGACTTCTTCTGTAGTTTCTTCTTAGAACTCTCTGCCTTGCGAACGCGTGCCTGTAGAGCGCGTCTAGCTCGTTCTTTCCTAGACAGGTTGTATACTGCCTTGGGAGCTTCAGGGTCTTTCTTGGGTCTGCCCCGTGGTCTTTTTTCTTCAGGCATCTCTCTGGGCCACTCAGTTATTTTTCTCTACCGAACGTGATGCGGGTCTGCCTCTATGATTTATCATGCCACCCTTTTTCTTTTCTAGTGTTATTTTTGCCATGTCCCTCTTAGACATGCCCTCATACACTTCACCTTCAGCACCCTTCTTTACAGCTAGATTAGCTGCCGTACCATCGACTGACTGCACTCTCCTTGTTGGAGGCTTTGTCTTCTTGCCTGCTATATATTTTTCAAAGAAAGTCTGTTTACGTAGGGGAATATTTATTACTTGATTCTCTCTTATTTTATTCAAGTCTTTTATCTGTGGGTTTTCTTTTTCTAAAGACTTGAGAGTTACGTTCAATGCGTCTGCGATATCACTTAGCGTGTCACTGTCCTCACCAAACCTGCCTGCCCTAACTTTAAAGACCGCATCTTCAGTTGTCTGTTTCTTTTCTTCTTTTTTCTTGAGAAGCTGTTTCTCGTATGCGGTCAGAGGATTATCCTTTGTACCCTTTGTACGAGGCTTTAAACTTCCTTTTAGTAATTTTGCCATTGAGCTACCCTTCTATTACCACTTCTTTCTTCGGTGGCAACAATACCACCCCGTGGATTGCCTGAACGTTG